CCTCAGTAACAAAAGATGCTTCTATTCCGTCATTCCAACTAATCCATAGTTGCATCCTATTTTGCTTTATATACTCAAGTATATCATAACTAGAGTATGATCCGTCTAAGGCTTTTTCTATTTGAGGTTTTACTTGTGACCAAATAAACTCTAAATCTTCTACAGGTACTTGTGTTATTACCCTACCCAATGATGACATATTTGTATAATACGTTCTTGGTGTGGTTTCGATGACCAATATCAAACTCGCCACTTCTTGTAGCGGCTAACCACATGTGAGATATTTCTCCAGCAGCATCTACTGTTGTCGGTACGAATAAAACAACGCTATTACCACCACAACGGGCATCAATAACAGTCTTTAAAGTCTTAGTTCCGTCAGTATCAAATGATCCTGTGGAGTTTAACTTACCATCAATCGTGTTATTTAAAGCACTAGAGATTAAACGTAAATGTTGTCCATAATCAGGTATCGATAAAGGTACATTAAGAAACTGATTATTAGCCATTATCTTTTACCTTCTGGTCTTGCTTCAATATCGACACCACTAAGTGTATCAAAGTTTCCGTTCACTGTTACTCTTAGTCGATGATAACGATTATTAGATCTTAAAGGACAATCTCCACTATCAGTAACGGAGACTGCTGTACCTTGTGTGGCAGCATTAACTTGAGAAGCTCTACTAAAAGGAGTCACTGTAACTGTGGTATTTTCACCATTAGCATCCACAATAGGTCGTGCATTAATTAATGTAGAACGTCTCCCTTGTACACCTTCAAATTCTGTTGTATCGACAGTCGCAGATAAACTACCACCTAAGAACTTACCAAATTTATTGTTACTATCAAATCCCGCTAAACCAATAACCCCTTCACCATAGAAGTAAGAATCAAGAGATCTAGGTAATCCATCTAAATCACCTAACACATCTAATGATTCAAGAGTATTAAAGGCTTCTTGAGAAGCAGAACTAATAAACTGTAAGTCTTGTCCAGATCCTGTTGACCATTTATCGACAGCATAGTTATAGATTAGAAACTTGTTATTGATTGTACCTCCACCTGTTGCACCACTACCACGATAAGACCAAATAACAATCGAGTTGTTCGGATCAACCGCAGATGTAATACCTTCAAAGTTAGAAGTAATATCATCAAAGAAAAATTCATTAACACGACCAGCACCAATAGGTGTTAGTTGTTGTCCACCTGTTAATTTATAAAAACCATCTTGTGCTAGGAAAAATATGGTATTACCAAAAGAAGAAATCGCTTTAGGAGAGAAAGCACCAATGTTATCTGCAATCTTATTAAAGGTGAAAATTAAAGGAGTACCTACGTATTCAACACGATAGATAGCTCTTTCCATAAAGATCACACCAGAACTTTCACCACCCACAATTCCTTGTACTGAACCATGAGTACCCACAATGTCTTGATATCCCGATTGTGTTGTTTGACTCGGTGTCCAGTCTGTAGCATCGTTAAGGGCAGACCATTTTACTCGTTGATTATAAACAGTTGAACTTTCTTCTGTATAACCAGCAAAAACAAAATCTCTAATCACTGCTAAGTATTTAGCTTTAACTGATACTAAATCAGAAAAAAGAGTATCTACTCCTTCATCAAACTTCTGTAAGTTATCAGCAAAGTTAGCTGCAATAATTTTGTTACCAAATTGAGTAAATGTCCAAAAGTCTTTTGAACCTTCTGTTGTAGAGTTATTATATCCACCTGATTTAGATTTATCTTGGAAGTCACCATTACTATCCATTTGATATAACTTGGTGGTATCACCAGAATAGTTAGTCGATCCACTTGCACCAAAAGAAGTAAACAAACCTAAAGGCTGAGAAGTTAAAGCAACGTCACTAAGTTCAACAAAAGAAGGAAATGATTTGTAACCTTTAGCTAAAGGAATAACATTATCAATCTTTAATGAACCAGGATTTTGATATCTTGGTAAATCAGCTTGTAGGTTTCCAAATTCAATCATGGAGTTGCTGTATCAGTGCTCATTGCAAAGGCAGTACGCCCAGCATATCTTCCTTTTTCATCGTCTTGGTTAGCAGCATTAATAGATTCGTTATAAAGAGTTAACCATGTTACTAATCGTTCATCGTTCATTATATAAGGTTGAGATTCGACTAATGATCCGTAAAGATAAATTTGAGGATAATGAGTTAATAAAAAGTTAGTTGTGTTCGAATCTGATAAGGCGGGAATCTTTTGAAAGTAAGTTATTTTAACACTGTAAGTAGAATCGGGAATAGGAGCAAGTTTAATTGTATCTCCAATAATTGTATAAAGTTGTGGAGTACCTGAACTATCAGTTAGATTATTTAATTCAATTTCATTAGGATTAACATAGTCTAAAACAACATTAGGATTGCCATCAACATAGAGTTGGACTATTTCCAAAAAGTCTGTTGGTAGATTTAATGTAGCAGTGCCACTCACACAAGTTAAAGTTGTAGTAGTTTGCATTTTTCTTAATCGTAGATTTCTATTTAATTTAGACTCTGCTAAAGTAATAAAATCTGGAATGACTCCTGTTAAGTCAGAACGATTTAAATAATTTGCAATACTTGTTTTAAGTTGACTGAATGTTGTTAATGCCATTATTAATCTCCTAATAATCCTTTTGTAAATTTAAATAATTTATCTTTAATGGAATCAAAGATATTTTTGCCAACAACATAATCTTTATTTTTCTCATCCATTATTCTTTTTGCTTTTGATTCTAAGGATTCTAATCTATCACTAATTAAACCCATTTTATCTGATTTTAACCCCTCTGACATTTCTATATATTTTTTCATTAAAGGTTTAATTTCTTTAGGTGCTTCATTGTATCTTAAAATACTTAACATATCGTCTTGTTGTTGGTTAGAATAATCTTTACCTAATTTATCCATAACTCCTCTATGAAAAAACTCTTCAAACATAGTTCCATAAAGATATTCATTAGACTGCATATAATCTCTTAATTTAATATAATCTTCTTTTGACATATCATTTTTTTTTGCGGCATCTCCAATAGGATCTTCTCTACCTTGTTCTTTATAAAGTCTTTCTGGTCTTAAAAACATATTTTTATCAAGAGGATTAACATAAGTATATCCGCCTTTTTCTAAACCTCTTTGTTTCGCTTCTTTTTGAATTATTTCTCTAGTACCTATATTTCTTTCTTGATAATTTTCTGGAACATACATACCACCAAGATTACTTTCTGTAATACCAAAACCCCTACCAGTATCTTCGTTTATTAAATTTTGAATTAGTCTATTTGGATCATACCCAAGTGCAAAAATATTAGACTTTTTTAGAGCATCTTCTATAAAAGGATTTTCCATCCCTAATTTTTCCATAGCTCTAAAGCTCATAGCTTGAGGGTTAGGTATTAAATCTGCCATTAGATTTTCTTATCTGTTACCTTTAAATATTTATTGTCTGGATCATTTAAGAAACGAGCAAATGCCACACGATCTTGGACTTTGCCTGTCTTAGAGATAATCCCTGTTTTTTGCATATTATAAAATACTGTTAAAGGAATACTTGCAACATACTTAAAATCTTTATGTTTGTTGATGTCGTGTTTTTGTAATTCCTTATTACGATCTATAATCGGTTTTGCATCAATCTTATCCTCGATGTAATATTTATCCGCAGCTTCATCAATATAGAAGTTACTTTCAATCACATCACCAGGATTAGATAGTTTTAATTTTTTAGCCATTGATTGCTTTGTTAATCATATCTTGAATAGCGTCTTTTTGATTACCTTTAGTTTTCATCATCTTGTTAGCTTTAGGCATATCTCTTTTGCTAATCTTGGCTTTACCACCAGTTTGTGGGCCATCTTGCATTACAGCAGATTTCTTAGAACCTTTTTTGTAAGATGCACCTTTATCAAATACTTTCATTATTGCTCCTTTGTTTTTAGTAGGGTGGGGGAAAATCCCCCTACCCTTTGATTATACTATATAACTTATGAAGTTGTACAGTCAGCTACAAGTCCAGAAGAGTCAGCGTTTCTAGCAACAAGGGTGTACTCAGCTAAGAGTAGTCTCTTATCGTTATCACCAGAAGATGCTAAATCTTTGGTCTGGAAAGGGCGAAGGAAAGCACACTCGAACATGTCGGATTGCAATACAAACGCATCTCTTTCTCTTTGGAATCGGTTAGGCACTACGCTTAACTCACCAAAGTCTGATACATAAATATCAGCAGTAGCAACGATAGTTCTATCTTCCACGTTCTTGTACTTAGTAGCAGAACCTGTGAAGCCTGAGAACTTCTGTTTGTTGAATGGGCCAACCATAATCATATCTGGATCGCCACCATCTT